GGTGAGGTCGCGCCCATCTTCCAGTTTGCGCTGAAACAGGACCAGCGCCTGCGTCATGGTGCCAAGGCTGCCGCCTGTGGTCTTAGCAAGGATCTCGAAGGCTGAAAGCGTCTTAACCCCAACGCCTGTTTGCTGCGATAAGTCCACCATTGCGCCCTGAAATTCAGCCGTGCGCTTAGAAAGGCCGAAAAGCTCACGTGCTGCCAGCGCTGCTCCCGTAGCCAGTGCGGTGATAGCCACAACGGCAACGCCAACGGGTAACGCAATGCCACCAGCCGCTACGCCCGCGCCTTCCGTTGCCACCGCCAGTGACGCCATCTCACTAGCGGCCTTTTCCGTGGCAGGAATAATCTTGGCATTGTTAGCCAGTACTTCTGCACCAAAAAATTTGATTGCGGCAGCATCGCGTTTAGCCTGCCCTTCAATCTTGACGAACTCGCCTAAAAACTGAGCCAGCGCAGGGACCGACTTGCCTGTGGTTGACGACAGTCCGGCAATCTCGCCTGCTACACGCTTGATGGCGGTTCCCTGTCTATCAGCTTCGGCGGTGAAGCCCTTTAGATTGCCTGTCACACGAACAAATGCACCGCCAACTAATGGCAACCGCTGGCCCGCAAAAGCGTTAAGATTGTTGCCAAGATCGCTGAAGACCTTGTTAGTCAGGCTGGTAGTCTGGGCGAGTTCTGGTCCAAGGGATTGCTTGAGTTGCGCTACGGCAGCGCGAGTTTCTGCAGTGGCTGTTTTGACGCCTGAAGCGTCGCCGCGAATTCGGAAGAGTAGCGAAAGGTCATCTGCCAAGGTAACAGCATCCTTAATTTCAAATCAGGACGCGCTTGGCATCGCTTAGATGGGCCAGCCGCTTGCAGGCGGGTGCGACTGTCGATACATCTCAAACATGATTAGCTGGAGATGTTCAGCCGTGAGAATGTTTTCGTGCTTCTTCCCCGCATGTTTACTTTGTAGTCGTAGCTCACTGTCGGCAATCTCCAAGAACGGCAACTGGCAATGGTTGCAGATCAACACTGACGATTCACCGCGCATTTCAATCGTCAGTCTGCGACTCAGAAACTGCCTTCTTTCACGCGCTCAGGCGTTGATGTTTGCCGTACTGGCTGAGGGCGTCCGAACGCTTGGCCCATTGTGCCCAACGCCATTGCCTCAGCCCTCGCATTCTCAACCTCTTCATCATGAATCTTGAGTCGCGCGGTGCAGGTCAAGTCAAAGTCCAGCGCCGTGACCTCATCATCAATTCGCAGCATCTGAGACGGTTTCTGGCTGAAGTTCCTTGCTGTCAGGGCGATTAGTAACAGTTCGCCGTTTGCGTCCCTTACGAAAGGATTTCAAGCCTTCGGTGGCTGGCCCCTCCTTAATGCCCATAGCCCAGCGATAGATCTCATTGAAGTCCTGCTTGAGAAACGACTTGGCGGTAACCTCATTAAACGGTGGCATTACACAGGCATCTGCCACAATCTCTCGCGCAATCACTAGCGTACGCTGGGCGGTATCAAAGTCAACGACTACTTTGGCTTTGTTACCCTTCTTTTTGATTCCGCTTTCCTGCCAGGCTTTTAACCCTTCATTTAACAACGATTGAGGCACAAGTCCAAGCACTACCAATCGTTGAAGATCGGGACGCTTTAGCTCAAACACGGAACCGCTCTTTAGTGTGACGATTTCCGTCGGCTGCTGAGAATTTACTGCCTCAGCGTGCGCGGCATACTTAGCCGCTGTCATTGGTTTAGGCATTACGACTGTGCTCCTGCATTCTGAGTAAAGAAACGCCCGACCCTATCTGCCGCTGCGCGCGTTGACACGGCCAGCCCGCGAAACGCCACCGGCGACTTGCTAATATCCTTGCTGGTAATGTTGCCTGCCAGTCCTGCATCGTTGAACGCCTTGTACAGATGCACGACGCCAAAGCGTGTAGGGTCGTCCTCAAACGGCCAGATCAGAGCAATCGACGTGTACTGAGGCTCAGCGTTGCCAATAGTGACACCTTGCGAGCCCATGACGTCGCTGCGGGTTAATGTGGGGTTCAGCACTTCTGCCAGGTCCATGTCCATGACTTGAAGCAGCGAGCCCGAAACCAGCGCCTCTTGCGCCGTGACGCGCGAGATGATTGGATCAGGGGATTCGTCGGCATTGAAGTTGGTGAAGGTAGGCTTGACTGAGAAGGTCCAGCCCGCGTCGGTCCATCCGACATGGCGAGCGTTGGGGTTCTGTGTGGAATCTGGTGAACCGTCAGTGTGCAGGATTAGCCGCACGTCTGCTAACCCATCCCACGCACCTGAGCCGCCGCCAAGGTCAATGTACAACCTGCCCGGTCCAATGCCTACGTCTAACGTGTTGAAATTGTCGGCTGTGCCTGCCATTTGTTTCTCCTTGGCAAAAAGAAAAAGGCCGCCACTTCTCAGCTAAGAGAAGGGCAGCCAGGTAAACGTCAAAGTTGCGTTTCTTAGACCGCTAGATAGTTGTCAACGCTCACTGCTCATTAAATATGAGCGTAACCTGCATCAGAGCGTCGCGGTAATAGATAGACTCCCGCTCCCTGATTGACCCGTAAACGTGCTCTAACTCCAAAACAATGCCGAAGATTATAGCAGACATGTTGCGTTTCCAGTCGGCTTTTTTCGCGGAGCGTAACACGGCATCCAAGGTGCCCATATAGCGCATAATCTTGGTGGTGACGTTTGCGGCAGAATCAGCAGTTACGCCAACGTAAATATCGAACCTTAGTGCCTGTTTGAGACGGTCACGAGCGTCAGACTCGGTTGCTGCATTACGGTTCGGACCGATGGCTAGTGTGGGAAAATCTAACTTCTGAATCTGCCCTAGTGAGCGTTCCTGAAAGTCTTCAAGGTACTGCGGGTCATCAGGCGAGAGTGCTGCCTCAATCGCGTAGAACGTATCCAGCGCCTCTTTGAAGTCGCGCGTGATGATGAACAGGGCATTGTCGATAATCCCCTCTTCCTGTACCGCGAAGTAGCGAGGTGTCCATGCCATTACGCCGCCTTCTCCTCCGTCGCAAACCCACTAGCGCGAGTAAACTCAACCAGCCGTTGCTGAATACTCTTGACCAGTCGCCGCTTGCTTTCCTCATTCAGCGAGATGATCGGACGTGTCTTCTGGTGAATTGGCGCGTAAGGTAGTGCTGAGCCAATTGCCAGTTCATCGCGTTCAGGGCGCACAATGGAATCCAGTGCGTCAGGCCCGGTCATTGATTCGTATAGCGCATCCTCGCGCCGCAGTATCGTCTTGCCGGGAAACTCGCGTTCCTTGAATAGCTTGTACGCCGGGCTCAGCGGCGTCCACTTACCCGATGCTCCGCTTGCGCCCTCGGAGTGGAATTGCTGCGCCTCAATATCATAAAACGTGGTGATCACCCCCGGCCAGAAGTTGCGAAAGTCGCTGATCTCCTGATCGACGCGATTGAAGGCGCGGTCAAGCACCTCTACGCCCTGAATGCTGGCGACGAAGCGAATCATGTAAATGCTGGTCCTGCCACTTTCGCTCGCCACTTGCGTGCGACGGCTTTGACACGTGGTGGGATTGGTTCTCTTAGCGGTTGGCCTTCAAGGCTTATCAGCTTCAAGGTAGCGGGATCTGTTTCTCGCCACAGGTTTAGCACCCATTCAATGATCATGGCGCTAACATCTTTTGGCGTCTCGCGCCAACCCCAGATCGCCGAGACGGTAATCGGCACACCTGCCCACCAGCCCGGCCATGATGAGTTGTAAAAACTGCTAAACGGAGCAAGCATGCCATTGCTGGACGTCAGCACCAGATAGCCATCCTGCTCGGCAAAGGTGGGCACCGTGTAGCCCTCTGGCAATGTAAGCGCTGTGTCAAGTGAGCCAGCAACATATGGCGGCAGATGCAAATAGTTTGTGCCGTCGCTGTAGAAGGTTTGCGTTGTGGCAATAGGTATCGGTACAGGGTTGAAATAACCTTCAGGCACGCCGCACTCAAGGTCAAACATGCGGCTGGCTTGCTCAATTAGCGCATCTAACTCAGCAGGTGTAAGCGCCGTGACTGTCGCGGAACCGCCTGAGCCCGCGCCGCCTTGCGCTCGGCGTCGCACTTCAGTTGACGAGCAATAGGCGACAGAGCGCTGAATGCGAATCAGGATTGAGCGATTCTCAGTTTGCGTGTTGCTGGCGTCGTCAACGGCAACAATCGTGTTGACCAGCTCGTAGATCTCGCCCCATGTTCCGCCTGCGAGTTTTACCTGCGTTGCGGTATCAGTGAACGCATCTGCAACAATGGTAATGCCGCTTGGGCCGGACCATGCAGACGACTGAATGGTAAGACTGCCTAGCCAATCAGCCCAAGCAATCTCATAGTCAAGCGTTTCAGTTGGTTCCTTGAAGAGCATTATATACTCCGAACCTCTGTACCAATGTGTACTACACGTTGCTCACTGCCGATACTCAGCACCTGCCTTGGTGAAAAGTTCACCTGAAGTATATCAGAAGTCAGTGCTACCTCGGTGACGACATGTTCATGTTGACCGCCCTGGGGGGCAAGCGTATGCACCTGCGTGAATACCAGTATGGCCGCACCGTGGCCGTGGGTTGCGCTGTCAACTTGAATCGCATGCAACTGAGCGAGGTCAAGGCTGCTCGCAACGTGGTTGTGTGCACAGTCCCGCACACTAAGCGTGTTGGTTATCGTGAGTGCCACATCGTCACTGACATGCGTGTGGGTTGCGCCCTCTACACTCAGTTCATGCAACTGGACCACAGCAACGCTCTCACCAGCATGCCCATGCACGCCATCGGCAACTTCCAGCGTTCCAGGCATGCCCAAAGCGACGTTGCCGACGGCATGGAGATGCGTGCCGGGCTGGATTGTCAGCACATGGACTTGCGCCAGATCTGGACTGTCCGTGACATGCAAGTGAGCCGCGTCTGCGA